TCACAAAAAGCCACCTTAACCAAAGCTAACACTCCCTAGTTAAGACTGAATTTTTTGTTCAATAATCACTTCATGTAAGACCTCTACTTCTTTCCAAATACAACAAACTTAAAGCGATCCCAAAAGGTCGCTTTTTTCTTGTCTAGTCGTTTTTCTAGTTTATAAATATATGCTTGCTGTGATGATATTACATCAAGTGAAGTGCTTACAAAATGTGCTTGCTTTGCATTCGTCTGTAATAGCTTTACTGCATAGGGCTTGAGTAGTTCAATATCCTCTAGCTTTTCAATAAATTTTATAGACTTTTGTACTTCAAACTCACCTTCAAGGCTGTAAGTAGATGTAAGAGCCTTGATAATATCCATTATTTAACTGGAAATAATTTTTCCTCGATCATCTTAACTATGGCATCATCAACATCATTGTCAGATTTTTTTGCTAGATCTTTTAATAGATTCAAAGCCGCTTTGCGAAGGGATTCACTCTTACCAAATCTGATAAATAGATTAATTAAAAATTTAGACATGATTTGTTCGTTTTTCTTAATTTAGCTAAATTACTATTAATAAACAAGAAACCTTAATGTCATGGAAGATCAAGAAGAAAAAGAAGGTAATGGTTTAATAGCCAATGTGGTTCAGATGATTATACTTTTTTGGAGTTTGGCAGTCATTTCTTGGTCGTACTTTAATCCAAACCCAACAAGACAAATTGATACCACCTTCGCGGCTGGATTGCTAAGTGCTGTAACGGCTCAATATGGCCTAAACATCAAGAAAAATGGTGACAAAAAGAAACAAAATGGTAATGTTAAGATAGTTGACAATAAAGATTCCAAAGTTGGAGTAGTAAAAAAATGAAGAAACTTCTTCCATTTATTATCTTTCTTTCTCCGTCTAGTGCCTTTGCTGAGATAACGGCCAAGTATGTAACTGCCGCATCATTCTCTATTGACTCACCTTATGTCATCACAAATGCCGCACCTAGTTCATACTCAATAAGTGGAAATAATATTACTACCTCTACAGGAACAGGGGACAGTGTGGTAACAAATGCGATAGGTGGATTGAATCTTGGCTCATTAAGTTCGGGAGTTCCAGCCCTAATACAAACTAATAAAGTGGTTTCAAATTCTGGTTCAGCTTTTTCGCTAAGTGAGTCATATCAGGCTGGTGATAGTACACAATCCGCAATCACTCCATCATCAGGCATAGCAACATTGCCAGTATTAGGTGGACAAACAACAGTAATTTCTGGGGGGACTCTGGGATCTGGAAGCATTAGCAGTGTTTCAAGTGGTATTCATACTTGCTCCGGAGCATTTGGTTCTGGTACTAGCTGCACTGCCTCAACTACAGTCTCGATTGAAATTGACTAGATTTTGGCTATTATTAATATTACTACTACCTCTGAGAACCCTTGCAACGCCCGTAGTACCCCAGTTTAGGTCAGGCTCTTCTACGCAATCAAGCACATCACAATCTGTAGTAAATGAGGTTATTTCTTCGCACCAATACAACACAGGATTTTCATATTCTGCGTCAGGCCATAACATTGAATCAGCCGATCTTGATGGCTATATCAATCCTTCGACAGTCGCTGGTGAAACACAGACTCTTGGTGGTGTCCAGTTTAGTTGGACAAGTCCTTCACTTGAGGCAGTCCCCAGATGGCGAATAAAAAATGCTGGGCAGAGCTTTTCCCTAGTCGAGTCACTACAAGGTGCTGGCCTTTCAAACGTAACTACAATAAATCGAACAATAACAACAACTACAACCACAGAAACAACCTCTGTCTTTGGGCAATAATTTTATTTCTTAGCCCTGCAAAAGTTTTAGCAAATACCACAGTTGCCTCACCAAATAGCTCTGCACAAGGAGTGGTAAATAACAACGCCACCATGATTACACCCTCCAGCTTGCCCCAGAATCGCTACAGTCAAGGAATTGTCTGCACCTCGCCCAGTTTGACCATAACTCCTTATTTGACAGATGCGTGGTCATTTAACCGCCCTATAGAAACTGTGACCAGACAACCTATTTATGATGAAGATACAGGTGAAGTTAAATATGTCCAAGAAACACCAAGATTTGAAAAAGATAACTACAACTTAAATTATGGAATATCTATGCAATTTAATATTCCTTTGGGTAATGGTGGGGAGCTTTGCAAGAAAGCTGCGGCAGTAAATATCGAAGCTCAAGAGTTATTAATTAAAAAAACAAAATTAGAAATGGCCTTATATAGATTAGAGGTATGTGGAAAGCAAGCAAAGTTAGGAGTAGTTCTGACAGGTGAACACGCAGTCACTTGTAAAGATGTAAAGCTTATTCCCTTACCAAACCAAGTTTTGCCTCATACTCATAAAATCGAAAAAAAATAGGCCCTTTAAATCGCCTGTAAAGTGTTTGTAAAATCCTTTGCTTATGTTTATACCTTGTCTTTTTTAGAAAAACGCTTGCTTATATTTTTTATAGCAGCCTTCGCAGCCCCTTGTATCAGGGGGACAAGAGCAGCAGAGCTACCCGCAACCACACCAATAGCAGCAGTAGAAATGAGTACCTCAGGTGTGCCAATAAAAGTTTCTCGAAAGGGTACGTCCTCATAAATCGTGATGCACTCTGTTTTGTCTGATGATAACTTGTGCGATACTACTCTTTCAATGCGTTTAGAATTTCTGTAATCACCAACGGCCTGATCTACCTTTTTATCAGGACACTCTGGGATAACTAATTCTTCTTTTTTCTTTTCTGGTGTTTTAGTCTCTGGAATATCTGACTCTGGCATAGGTGGGGCTTCATTTGTTATAGGCAAATCTTCAGTTATCACTAACTGATCTGGTCTATAGTCGATAGGGTAAAAGCTAGGAAACAAAGATTCACCACAAGTCAGAAATACTCCATTAGGGTCATCAAGTAAAAGCTGTGTGTTTCCAGTATTTTTTATATCTCTATGCTGATAGGTACAACCTACAACATCTATTTCTAAATTTGTTATTACAGGTAATACAGGATTTGGCTCATATATCTCAGGAATATAGACCTCTGGAACATTTATTTGTTTGATACCTATCTCTGGTACCTCCATCATTTTTTAGGCTGTATATATTCTGGAATAGTACCACCAGTCATTTCTGGTAAAGCGTTGTCTAGTACTTTGGGCATAATTCCTTGCACGTTGTTCAACACTTCATTCATCACTCTAGCTTTAAATTGTTCAGAGGTGACAAATCTGAACGCATAATATGAACCGCCCAACATTGACAAGGTAAGAGTTAGAGACAACAATGAGGCTATCTGACAAATTTTTTGAAACATAATGCTGAAAGAAATTTTAAGAATGTTGGTTATGCCTTTGACTTTGATGACTCTGTTTTTAATTCTTGGCTTGTTGCCTTTGTATCTGATGGCTGGGTTGATTCGGGTACAGCTTGAGTCTCAAGAATCTGCTGTTCCAAAATCTTCATTGCTCCATTAGTTTCGTGCAATGCAATCCATAATTGCTCTCTTTCTTGAGCAAGTTGTTGTAGTCTTTCTTGTAAATTCATAATTTAGTAGAGTTTTTTACCAGCAACAACAGCAGCATCTATAGCTGTAAAATCTTCTGATGTCCAGATAGAAGTTGTACCATCAACTTTTTTGTAGGCTTTGATAATTTCAAGATGCTCTACGTTTCTCTGGATTTTTGCTTTAAATTCTTCGTCAGTTTCATCTGATGCTTGAGCAGTACCAATAACAGTTACGCTATCACCAGCAGCAGAAAAGATTGCTGCGATTTCATCTGCGGTTCTTTCTTCCATAATTAAAAATTAAGTTACCTGTAGTTTACCCTGCTTCGAGGGCTGCGACTTTAGTTGATAACTCTTTTATAGCATTTACGAGTATTGGAACAAGTCTTTCATATTTCATTCCATAACTCATTCCATCTTCTGTAAGATTGCATATTAATGAATTATCATTAGATGTTCCATAACCATTAGCTTTTTCTACTTCTAATGCTTCCTGTGCTAAAAATCCAATATGTAATCTTTGTCTTTTCTTTGACCCATCAGGTGTTCCAAAAGGCTCTGCATCAGTTCCGTACCATGTTCTTCTATCCCATCTATAAGTTACAGGTCTAAGTGCATTAATCCAATCAAGCCCAATATTGAAACTTGCAACATCTGTTTTATCTCTTGAATCAGAAGATGATATTGAAGTATCAGCACAAAATAAATCTGACACATTATTATCGCCTAGACAAACTATGTTGCTTCCTGTAGATATTGAACCCGAAGGTGCTGATGATCTACCTGCATCATGTCCTAAAAGGGTATTGTTACTACCAGTCGATGCATCTCTTCCAGCATCGGCTCCTACAGCAGTGTTGTTAGTTCCAGTTGTCATAGATACTAAAACTTCTTGACCGATAGCAATGTTCCCAGACCCTGTAGTATTAGAATCTAAAGCTCCATTACCTATTCCTACACAAGCATTTGCAGTTGTACTAGAATCTAAAGCTCCAGATCCTACAGCAACATTACCTGTTCCTGTTGTGTTTTCCTCTAATGCTTGAAAGCCTAGGGCCGTGTTATTACTTGCAGTAGTGTTAGCTGAAAGGGAGCCTTCTCCGCAAGCTGTGTTATAGCTTCCAGTAGTGTTCGCATCTAAAGTTAAGGCTCCAACAGCTACATTTTGAGTTCCAGTCGTGTTTGAACCTAAAGCGTTATAACCAATACCCGTGTTCTTATCAGCCGTAGTATTACCTCCTAAAGCTGACCTACCTACAGCAGTATTAAAATCTCCTGTACTGTTGGCATCTAAACAAACAGAACCCACCGCAGTGTTCGAAGCTCCAGTTGTATTTGATTTTAAAGCCTCAAAACCTACACCCGTGTTGTCAGTAGCAGTTGTGTTTGCCTGTAAAGCTCTATATCCAAGACCACTATTATTAGATGCTGTTGTATTAGCACCTAAAGCGTTATATCCCATCGCTACGTTATACTCACCAGTTGTAGCACCTTGCAATGAAAAACTACCCACAGCAGTATTTTGATCTCCTGTAGTTAGCAAAACTAAAGAACTTTGGCCTACTCCTGTGTTATGTTCTCCAGTTGTATTAGCATTCAAAGATGACTTTCCCACTGCGGTATTATTACCAGCTGTTGTATTAGCAGCTAAAGTATGTGCTCCCACAGCCACATTACTTGTTCCAGTTGTGTTTTCTGTTAGAGAATTATATCCCAATCCTGTATTGTTATTTGCAGTAGTGTTTGCATCCAAGGAATTTGTACCCACAGCAACGTTCTGTGTTCCAGTTGAGTTTGCACCTAAAGCAACCCTTCCTACTGCCACGTTGTTATTTGCAGTTGTATTTGCCCCCAGTGCATTTTCTCCAATGGCTGTATTTGCTCCTCCAGTAGTATTGGCATCAAGTGTACTTCCACCCACTGCTACATTTTGCGTACCCGTTGTGTTTTCCTTTAATACATTATGACCCACACCTGTATTGCTTCCACCAGTGGTGGTATTACCTAAAGCATACCTTCCGATTCCTGTGTTATAACTAGCAGTTGTGGCAGCAGTTAACGCTATAGCTCCCACAGCTACATTTTCTGTTCCTGTCGTATTTTCTTCTAATGCTTGAAATCCTACAGCCGTATTATTACTTGCAGTAGTATTTGCTGACAAAGACCCCTCACCACAGGCAGTGTTATTTCCTCCTGTTGTATTTGCATCTAAAGTTAAAGAACCTACGGCTACGTTCTGTGTGCCAGTAGTGTTCAATTGTAAAGCACCACTTCCTAGTGCAGAATTTTTTGTTCCACTTGTTAAAGTTGTTAAAGCATTTTTTCCAATAGCTGTATTATCTTCACCAGAAACAGAAGCATCTAAAGCACTTTCTCCAAAACAAGTGTTACCTGCAACAGAGTTTGCACCTTTTCCTATATTCAAAGAGTTTATTGTCCCATCAACAGCAAAAGATGGACCACCAGCAAGCGTAAATACATTTACATGAGCATTATTAGCTGTATTTCTAAGCTGCATAATACTTGTGGAAGTATTAGCGAAAAACTGACTGGCATAGTTTGTAGATGGTGCTGAGGATCCAGAATTATTTGAAGATATTGCAAGTAATGCGTTATTTATATCAGCCCTGACATTAGCTCCTGTAGAGTTGTCTATTACATAATCATGTTGAGCCATTACTTAATCCAATTTTTATCTAAGTATATCCTACTTTAAAATCAACTACCACGCCCGAATCCTGTTGCAGCATATTTGAAATTTCTATTAACATGACTTGATCCGTTCTTCACATCTATATCAAAGCCTGTCGAAGATATGTTTGAAAGAGCAAAGAAATCTCCTGACTGTGCATTTTCGATTGTTATGCCTATTGATGGCAAAACAGAATTTGCTGCAATGCTAGTACCCGACTGACCTGTAAAAAAGTTATTTGTAAAAGTTACAGATTTTGTTGAGGTTCCCGAAGCAATTAAACCATTTGTAGCCCCTGCATTGCCAAGACTTGTCTCTGTTCTACTTTCTAATTCTGCTGTATATCCAAGTTGATCTATTTCTATTGATTGTGCTGGGTCGTCTGAATCCATTTCACATCTAAATTTAAAACCTCTTGCTATAAAAGTTCCATTTACAAAAGGGTTAAATCTTGAAAAGTTTGCTCCATAAGTGCAAGATGTTCCACTTGATATTGTTGCACTTGTGGCAGAGGTGACGGTGAAAGTACTTGAGCTTGGCACTGTTTTAATCTCATAATTACCATCTGTTGCACTTCCAGCAGTAAAATCAATGACAACAAAATCACCAACGGAATATCCATGCGAACTTTTTGTGATTGTTATTGTTGTTCCGCTTTGTCCGTAAGTTGCAGAAGTAGATAAATCAGGGTCAAGATCAGTTGTCGCAACTAATAATGATGCCCCGACATTTAATGCTGTAGCTCCATCAAAATCTGTCCAAGTGTCAACATTACCAGACCTTGTATCTATTAAATCATTTGGATAAAAACCTTGTGAAACGATATGTCTTGTAAGTCTTAAAGGCTGCCTTCCCCCTAAATCTAAAGTGTTCGCAAACTCATAAGAACCACCTGTAATATCTACAGCACCAAGAATATCAAAATCAGGTAAGAGATCAAAGTCAGCTACACCATCTAATTCATCAAGTGACCCAAGCACCAAACCATCAACATCATCACTAAAAAAACAATCTACTTTTGCACCTTGAAATGCTGGGCTGTCTAGATCCTCTCTATCTGATAAAACGGAAAGCTTTGGAAACGCATTTGGAACTGTTTGTATTAAGACAATAGAAGTATCACCAGAACTTAAACGGCCACCATCATCTTTAAATTTTAAATGATATGTTCCATTTACAATATTTGGAACAATACTTTCACTAATATTTCCACTTAATGCTGGTAAAACATCAACAGAATTTGAAAAAGTTGACCCAGTTGTAAGGTTAGAACTTCTAATTACAACATTTCCACCATGAATAACATCAACATCTGTTGACTGGTCAAATCTAAGTCTTATAAACGCATCTGTTAAAGGCTCTATTCGTACATTTTGGACATCTGCTGGTAAAGCTGTTTTTCCAATAGTTGTAAATGTTGTTTTTGCTGGGTTTGTGCTTGGTTTTTTTAAGGCATTATAACTAAATACTCGGACTTCATAAGTTCCTAACTGTGTTTCAAAAATTGTAAAGTCAGGTCTTGTAACTTTTTCAGATATAAAACTTTCTTCTTTAAATCTATACTGAACCATGTATTCAGTAACACCACTTATTGGCTGCCATTGAATAAATAATTTTGACACAGCACGATTATTTAAAACAACAATTTGCTCAACACCTTGTAAGTTGCTTGGTGGTGGTTTCAGTGCTGTTAAATTTGTTATGGTTCTTGTAGCTAAAGCCTCTCCATCTTCTACACTTGCGTATTTTGTAGGATTATGAGCAACAGCCGTGACTTGATAATTAAGCTGACCAACTTCAGTAACACTTATAACTCTAAAAATTTGTAATTGTATTGCAGTGCTTTCAACAACCCAAACACTGTTTTCTGGTGGAGTTGATGAAAATGCAGAAGAGACTGTGATAGTTGTGCCAGAAATGGAATCTATTGTTTTTGTTTCAAGAGTACCATCAGATAAAATTACAGATAAAGTACTATCACCATCAATTGTTAAATCAGTATTATTTGAATCATCAATAATTATTTGTGTGGTAGAAACGCCTGTTTTTATTCGTCCTCCTCTACGAACACCAGCCCTCAAAGGGTCTGCAATGTTTATTACCTGTCCACATCTAACAAGTGTTCCAGCCTCTAGTGTTGTTGTAAAACTTACAACTTCACTTTCGTTTGACTGTGTGTATAAAAACCATTTTGCAAGACGTGTTGCTTGCCCCCTTGATGTTGTAGCAAAACCCCTAAGATTTTTTGTCACAACTCCATATTTAGCTTGTAATGCGGTGTCTTCAACTGTTTCATATTCAATTTCTTGCGTATCATTATCAAAATAAGCAACATTTACAACGGTGAATTTTGTTGTTTTTGCTGAGTTGGTGTATGAAAAACCTGCTTCAGTTACATTAGATAAATTAAACAGATAACTTGGATCTGTTGGTCTATCTTGCGTTATTGATATTGTGCCAGCAGAATAAAATGGCATCACACGCATTACAGAGCACAGATCATTGATAAGATTGTATGCTTGTTTTTGATTTTGAATCACTACATTGCAGCTAAATCTTGGTTCTGTTCCTCCTAATCCATCATCAACTTGTGTTGCACTATAAACAGAAGCTGAGTAAAAACTAAAAACATCTAACTGTGTTGTATCTATTTGATCTCCAAAACCTTTAGAAGTTGTTAGCAAATCATATAATATCCATGCTGGATCGTTTGTCCATGCCTTGTCAGTTTGAAATGTACCATTAAAAGTTCCAGAGTATGACAACGAACCATCAGATCTAACTGTTGCATTATGTGGAATTTTAATTTTTGTACCACGAACCCTATACATTCTTCTTGGCTGACTTGGAAAACTCTCAGCATCAAAACGTAAAGCCACATGAGCAGAATTTGGATAATTTTTTGTTTCAAAAATTTGTTCTGTAAAAGATGACCATGACATTGTATTTTGTAAAGTAGTTTCTGTACTATCATCAGTAACTCTGTTCACCCTTATCGTTACTGGGAAAGAAGTGCCAGAAGAAAAAGTAACTTTATAATCTCTAAAATATGTGCTGGCAGTTCTTCCTTTTACAGTATCAGTAATGACTGTAGTGGTAGTGCCATCATTTTCTATTGTTTGAATTGTTAAAGAAACTTCAGCTCCATTAATATCTCCATTATCTTCAAATTTTTGTAAAGATGGAAAACCTAAAGTAACTCTGACAGCATCAACGTTTGTATCTGTAATTGATCTACTAACAGGCGAAGATTTTGTGACAACAACATTAACAGCTGTTTCAGATTCACTAGCTGCTATTCCTTCTATTGGTGACTGGTCAGATGTTCCAAATCTAGGCTGAAAAGTTATATTCTTAAAGTTAAAATCTTCATCACTTGGACTTGTATTGCTTGCAGATTGTTGCAATACTTGTACACCATTTAAAAATACGTCTTTAAGACTTCCTGTGTTATATTCTGTTGAGCCTTGACTACCAGTAGCACTTGGAAAACCCTCAATCTCACCTTCTCCAAGAAGTTCAATTAATGTCTGAAATTGTTTTGAAGCTAAAACATCTTTTGGTAAAGTTGGATCTTTTAAAGCAACAGCTTCTCTTATTGTTTTAAAGTCAAACATCAGATTGTACCTTCTACTTGAACTGTATCAATACCAGAGCTGATCACAACTGAGCCTGTAAAAACTTCTCCATATATGATAGGTACACAAACACCGCTAATACTAACATTTTGAATACCAGAAAAAGAATAAGAATTTGCCATTTGGGGGTCTAATGCACCATCAGCTTCAGTAGCACCAACACCACCAGAATCAAAAGGTGCAGGAGTTGGAGCTAGTAAAGAAGTGACACCACCTATTACTAAATCTGTTGCAACAGCAGTAGCAATATTTCCAATAACAGGTATTGCTGAAATTGCACCACCCACAGCACCCACAGCACCAACACCAGATACAACAGCACTTCCTATAGTAGCAGCAGTTGTGATTGCAGCACCTGCAACGGCAGTAGCAGTACCCACTACAGCACTAGCAGCAGCCCCGATACCACCGACAACCGCAGCCACCGCAGGGAGAGATCCTGTCGCAATAGGTATGATCTGAATATCACCTTGACCTTTCATTGATAAAAAATCAAGAGAAACATCTATATTGTTCATTTTTACTTTGTAATATTGTTGATTCATATGTGCTTCAACCTCTGGAAAGTTACACATCAAGAAACGAATTGCATCTGCTGGACTTGATACGGCAGCTTCAAAATAAGATGAACCAAGAAATTTTCTTAATCTTCCATATACTTTTATTGTTTTAAGTTGCATACCTGTAAACCCCTCTAAGTGCTTGCTGATAACCTAAATCAAAAGGCTCTCGGCAACTTAATCTTCTTATATTATGATTCAAAATCATATTATCACCAATATAAACAGCAACATGATCTAAGTTACCTGAAGTCGATTGGAACAGTAAAACATCACCAACTTGGATATCATCATGTGTCGATTGTTTTTTAAATCCTGTAATTGGCAATCCTTTTTCAAATAATGGATTTTCTATAAAATCTTTTATCTTTTTTGGTCTATCCCATATTTTTAGATCAATATTTTTTGTTTCTTTATACCAATCATGGATTATTGACCAACAATCATAGACACCCCAAATAAAACTTCTTCCGATAAGTGATGGTGCTTTCCAGCCACTAGGTTCTAAAAAACACCACTCTTTCATTCTCACACTATAGATATGAGAAGGTAAATCTAAATACTCACAACTTGCTTTATCATTATCAGATGGTTGTGGTGGTTCATAAGGATGTGAATGTACAATACCAGTTATTTCTCCTGTATCTTCACATTCAGCCCAATCATCAGGGTCAATAATAAAATATTCAAATCCAGACTCTGCAATATTTTTACAAGGCCAATAGGTTTCCTTCCCTTTAATTATTGCTAACAAACCACATGATTCTTTTGGCATACATTCTTCAGCGTGTTTTGCAGCATCAGTTTTCCAAGTCATTGTTAAATAAATGAGCCAACAGAAGGGAAATCTTTTTTTGTAACCTGACGTTTTGGTGCACGAATACCTTGCAAATCTAAAGCTGATACAAGTTCAAACTGCACTATTTCTCTTGTTTCTATAATTTTCCTATCAACAAAATAAATCTCTTGTGGCAGTTCTGCTGTGCTATCTGGTGTGCCGAATGGATTTTGATTTGAAGGAAAGTTTGCAGCATCTAAAAATCTGCTAAGAGTCCTAATCCTTACAAATTTTGCCCCCTGAAGATCATTAAATGGTGTTGTAGCGTTTACAGTTAACATCAATGCTGTAATAGTTCCAAGTACATTAGAAACAGTTATTGTAGGTCTTGGCAAAGTACCTCTACCAGAATACTCAAATCCTTCAGCAGCAATAGGAAACTTATCATAAGTATTTCCTTGCCAAATAATAGAAGCATTACTATTCATGCCTACTCCAGAATGAAACCTCGTAACATCAGTTGACCCATGCAAAGCCGATACTAAAGTTAAAGTGTATAACTCAATAATAGATTTATTTGTTAATGATTGAAGTTCTGCTGTAGGTAATCCCATTATGGTTCAAATACCTCCCTAAAAGTGCAGTTTAATATTGCTCTGTTGTTATATGGTATTGTTTTTGTCCAAGATTGACAAACAAATTTACCAGCCCCTGATAAAGTGACTGAAACATTACCACTGTTTGTTGCAGAACTAGCTGCTGTCACTGTGAATGTATTTTGATCTGCTGCTGTTGCAATGACAAAATCTCCATCTGTTGCAGATCCTGTGGTGTAATCAATGGTCACTACATCACCAATAGCAAGGCCATGATTTGTGATAGTTATAGTAACAGTAGTTCCTGACTGTGAATATGTGCCTGTTTTTGTTCCACCCTCTGCTGGTGGGGTAAATGTAAAGCTGGCCTGATCATTCACTCTGCTTCTTAAAAATGCTTCTATTACATCAGCGTCTGTTTCTGATACATTAAAAGTTAAATCGTATATCTTTGGATCTTGAGTCAGTGGAAGGCCAAATAAAGCCCTAAACTCATATCCATCACCTAGTCTTGTTGACCTGATTTTAGGTGCACTTGATTTTCTCATGCCATAAGTAGGCTGAATTGAAGGGAAAGTTGCCATTTATCTAGTAAGTAAACCCCCAGCACGTTTTTCTTTAACAAGTTGTGCCTGAACAGCAGCACCAATAACAGCCCCAAGTGCCTGTGCATCTGCGTTGTTTCCAGACACAGAAGAACCAGTAGCATCTACGTTTACTGTAACCATATTTGTTGTTCCTCCAATATTTTTATTTGCTGTTACCATACCAGATGATCTTGGAGTAAATAACTCAGGCCCTCGTTCTCCTACGACATAAGATCTTCCAGCAGAAACTGGGCCTCCATTGGCTCTCCTAAATATACTAGAAAGACCAGAAGCTAAAAACTTACTACCTGCCCCTCCAAGAGCAGTGCTTGTAACTAATGGTGGACTTTTTCTTTGTCTACCTCCAAATATTCCACCTAAAAATCCACCAACACTATTACCAATACCAGAAACCGCACGTTGAATTTGTACTTCAATAAGTTTTCTTTTTAAATTATCTAGTACGTTAATAGCTGCTTGAGCAAGTGTTTGAGTTCCCATCACAGCATCAGTAAGATTTTGAACTATACCTTGTTCAACACTTTGACCAATTTCCATATACTTTTGTTTTAAGATTTCAGCTTTTTCATTTTGTAAATCTAATTTAAAATTTCCTTCTTCTATTAAACCTACCTGTAGGTCAAAACTTTCATTAATTGCATCGCTTAAAGTAAGTTTATCATCAAGATTTGTTATTATATCTTGATTTTTTTTAATAATTTTATTTTGTATAGTTGGTCTGCCAATAAAAGTTTGAGTAATTTTATTTTGTTTATTCAATTGGTTTTCAAGCTGTTTTTTAACACTTTTAAATTGTTGAACTGGATTAATAATATCAATAGCTTTTTTGAAAACACCAATGTTTTTTATTAGCTTATCAACAGTTTTAACTGTCTCAATACTAAAATTTAAAACATCTTTTATTTCCTCTTCAAGCTCAGTTCCAATAGTTCTGGCAAGAGTGTCAACAGAATCTTCTAAAGTAGACAATAATCCATTTAAAGTATCTGCCTGTGCAGTAGCTCCTCCAAAAAAAGCACCACCTTCATTTGTTAAATTTATTAAGGCTTGATTAACTAGATCAGCCCCGATTTTACCCTGTCTTTGTGCTTTTTCAAAAGCATCACCTTGCAAGCCAGTAATACGTTTTAATTCTGTTGTTATATCCACACCTCTTTCCAATAACTGTAAGTTTTCTTCTTGCTGAAGTTTTCCCTTTGCTCTGATTTGCCCGAATGCTGTTGCTATTCCTGTTAAGTCAGCACCAGTAGCACCAGCAACCTCAGAAAGTCTTTTTGTAGTATCAACTAACTCTTCAGTTTCAAAACCAAAAGCTTTTAATCGTTTAGTTTGTTCTATTAATTCACTACTTGTAAAAGGTGTTACAGCACCAAATTCTTGAAGCTCTTGAATAATATTGTTTGTTTTTTCAATAGATCCAGTTAAAACTTCTAAACTTTTCCTCTGTGTTTCAAGTTCAGCAGTTTTTACAAATACAAATCTTGCCGCACCTAAAACTGACACGGCTGCCAATAATGGAGCAAATGCTTTAGTTAAAGTAGAGACGCCAGCACTTGCGTTTTTAGCTGCTCTTCCTGTATCTCGAAGTGATCTGTTGCTTCTATCTAATCTGCCTTTTAATTTATTTGTGCTATTATTTAATGCCTTTGTCTGTTCATTAACACGTTGCAATGGTCTTATTGCATTTTGTGCATCAACTATTAATCTGACTGTTGATTGTGCCACAAATACAAATAACCTTTATTATATATTACCTTGTTTTATTCTTTTGACGATTCATTTCTTGTTTTTCCCTATCATTTTTAATTTCATAATAAGCAGCCCAATGTACAAGCTCCTCTTCTGTGATAGTTTTTCTTAATTCAATTAATGTTTTTCCTAATTCAGTTGCGAGAAAAAACTCAAAATTTAACCAGTTATCTCGCTTGATTCGTTTTTTGCTGTATCTATGTCAACTTGAATATCCATCATAAATAGCTCAAGTTCATTTAATACACTTTCTGGAAGAAATCTTTGTAGGTTTTCTGCATCGGCAGAATGAAATGCTTTTGAACCGTCTTCATTTTCTGCAATTTGGCATAAAAGTTTTGTAGAGATTGTCAAAGCATCATCAGTTCCAGCAGCAACTTGAGCTTTTTTTCTATCAAATCTTGTTAAAGGTGGAAAATATATTTCTTTTAATAAATCACCATTTGGCTTTTTTAATTCATATTTTCTTCTTGCAGTCATTACATCACTGAAAGCCTCAGTGATAAGATCAACAGTTCTTTTGTTTGCCATAAATTAAATGCGAAGTATTTTAAATTTACTATATGTCTGAAGTAATTGCACCAGTTGAGATAAACGAAATACTTATTTCTTGTATTTCACCTATTGTTGCTCCATATTCAGCACCTGTAATTATTCCAGAAAAACCAAACTTTTTAGCACTTGCTGAACTGTCTGGGAACAACTCAAACAAGGCATCACCAGCATCACCAGTTGTCAAAATATCTTCAACGAATGCCAAGTAATCAGAATTACCAGCATTATCATAAATAAGAGTTGCAGAACCTTCACCAGAAATAAGGCCCCCAACAAAAGTTTTTGAGGTATCACCTTGAACTGTTGTTTCTTGAGTGTCTTTAGTAATTGACAAAGACCAGTTTCTAAGACCTGATATATCAGCTTCTGTTCCAGCAGCGTTATGGAACATTATTTTACCGACATCACCTTTTACAGCAGCCATAACAAAAAAAAGAAATATTTATAAATATATTAACTCTTTTCAGACTTTTTTACATCTTTTTTAGGATTTTGTTGATTCTCCATATATCTTTTGCAATTAGGATCCCAGTAGTTTGCGTCTCTTACACCTTTTACAGCTTCAATAGCGTCAAGCATTTCTTCAGTAATAACAAGTTTTGGCATGATTAAAGTTCCTCATAGATGTTGAAAGTGATTCGAATTTGGGTTTGAAATTTACCCTCTGGACTTGATGTAAGTATCTCAGGCCCTACAGGTGAATCAAAAATTACATTAGATACAGTCACTCTATTGTATAAGTCCCTAAGCCTTTTGCAAATTGTAAAGTTAGACCCTGCCCCTAAACCTTCCTCAGTAAAAACATTAAGTAAAACTAAGCCAACAACATTGTTATCTGAATCACTTGTCCCTCCCATAGTTAAATATTCACCAGCACCAAAGCTTGTGATGCACTGAACAAAAGTATCTTCAGCAGTTGAGTCAAAGGTCATATTATTAAATACAACTGGGATTGCTGGGCTTGAAGCAAGCTCTGTAGCTAACCTAGCCTCTATTGTGGATCTAACAGTATTTAAATCAACAGCAGCCATATATCACCTCCCAAAATTACTTTGGATGTATTGCTCAAGTTCTTTTGCAATAAGCTCTGGAAATCCAGCCACAGTTTTTTGTCTTGTTCTATATTGACCACCCCAAGATGGTGGTAGGTTTTCACCATAACAAACTGGTTCTGCATAAGGTTTATTGTTTATGATTGTTCCTCTAAATTTTTTAATTTCTGTCTGCCAAGCTTCACGAAGCTCTCCGCCAGTTCCACGATCTAATAAAGCTTTTCTAAAAGGTACTACTTGACCATTTGGCAACGTAAAAAAGTTTGGAATGGAATCTAAATCAGGGTAGTTATCTAAAGAAAAAACAGGTGTTGCTTTTTTTACTCTTTTAGTCCACTCCAAAGTTGTAGCTGCTACAAGGTCAACAACATCTTCTTCAAAAAAATCATTTATCTCTGTAAGTTTTATTTCTCTAGCCATGTTTACCTCAAGATAAGATCAAAGCTTACTGGTGTATTGTTTTGCTCATTTGTAATTACTTGAACAATTTTAAATTCAACACTACTAATAACAACTCTGTCTTTTGTCGTAGGAACAAATGTAAGATCTCCAGCAGATATAGTAAGCAACTTGTCCTGTGATTCAATCAAATCATTTACTTGATTTCTTGAAACATTACTTAATGCACCTTTAATAGTTGTATCAGATGAAGATTCTGTTATAGCTCCAGTAGTGGTATTGTATGCCCCTGCCGTCACCTGTCTGATAGTTACATCACCTCCAAGTTTACCCAGAGTTTTTGATGCCGCTTTTTTTAGTGCATTAGCAAGACTCATAATGAATAAGCTATGACCTGACCACTAGCAAGAGTGATGCTTGTTATTACACCTTCAATTTCAGATGATGCTTTCATTGTAATGCCGTTAATAGTTGAAGAACCGTTTTCTGTTAAATTCTCAGCTACAAAAGTTGCTTCTGCATCTGTCAAACAATGCACTTTGCCAAATCTGCCTGTATGGGCATTTGTATCTGTAATAATTAACCCTGCTGGGTATTGATAGCCATAGTTCACTTTAAGACCTCTTAATAGATAAGTTTGCTCTTCCACCTATTCTAATACCCATTAAGTAATGATCAACTATCGGTGGAATACGATCAATACCAGTAGCCCCATAAAATCTTGGAGTTACATTTATATTACCAATACTTACAGCAGCAAAGTCCTCTAAACCGCTTAGTTCCAGTCCGTTCCTGTTGTTGTTTAGATATACAGCCAAGATTACCTGTGCGTGTTTTACCCTGTCTGGGATTTCAGTATCAAGGTAATAATCAGCAACTAATCTATTTGGAAAACTTAAGCCATACAAATTGGTGTATGTATCAGGTTTTCTTACTCCTGATCTAGGCCATTCCAAAGCTTGAGTATCATCTACCCTAGCTCCTAAAAACTTCTCTCTGTCTATCCTTTGGGCTGCGGTAAATAAAGCTCTGTTTTTATTATCATTGCTTGAGCCGTCCCATGCGGCAGCGTCATCACTAAGGACTAAACCCTCAATAAATGTGTTTGCATCATCAAGAGTTATATAAGTGTTTGCGTTTGCACCACCAACAGTAGCATCAAGAGTTATCGCCATTGAGTTTTACCTTTTTGGGCTTAGATTTTGGTTTTGGCTTTTCAAGAGTTTGAACAAGTGAAGCTGCCTTTTGAGCAGCCTCATTTTGTTCTCTCATTCGCCTAAAAGCGAACATTGCCATTAGCTTGATGCACCCTTAAGAGCAACAAAGTTAATAACAATAGCTTCACTTAAAGCTCCACCAGATACGTTAGAAACTGTGATCTTGAATGAACCAGCAGCGATTCCATTAGCACTCACAATGTAAGCACCAGCAGTTCCAGCTGAACCATGACAAGCAACCACAACATCTGTTGCTGCAATCTTGCTGTTTGTAACTGTGAAAGATACTTCCGCAGCATCAGCTAATGCAGCGTTGTTCATTGTGATCTGTCCACTCTGAGTGTTCAGAGTTACACCTGTACCTTTGTTAGTGGCCTGAGTTACAGTCCCACCTGTTGTTGGGCCAATAAGTGACCCTGCTGTTACGTCAAATAATGAAGACATGATTAATCCTGATTAGATACGTTAGTAGCTCTAACAATACCGATATTTTTTGTCTCATACACTTTCGACCATGATGCAACTGTTTCCAAAACTGTTCTGTTTGGATTGACTGTTGATACAGCGTACTTTAAACCGACTGGATGATAGATGTAGTGAAGGTCTACTGCCATTGCTTCCTCAAGAGCAAGAATGTCTCTATCTGTTTGTGTTCTTATTGGTGCTTGCTCACCTGTAACAACTGCTCCTTGTGTAAAGAAGAATGTTGAATACTCAGTTGAAGCTCCAGAACCTGTTGTAGGAATATCGTCAGAAACGATAATTCTTAAACCACCAAAGCTCTCAACAACATTAGGGCCATCAAAAGCTCTTGTTGTACTACCAGCAGTCGCTCCTGTATCTGGTGCTCCTGTGTTGTCGTAAATGCGGTCAATCATATTACGCTCTAACAAGTCACCATAAACATTAGAGTGCATTGCTATTGCTGTAAGCTTGCCACCTTGATCTCCTAGTAAAGACTTTGCCTTTGCAATATGTCTTGGACTTAGAGTTGTTGGAGTATCGCCAGATTCTGAATCAATAGTCAAAGCAAATAAAGCTGAGTTGCTATCGTTTGCGTTTATTGAACCAAATGCACCAGTTAAGCAAGAATATAAATCCTTTTGCTTTTGGTTGTTGACGTATGCCGCCATCTTCTGAGCAATAGCAGCCATTGGATCAATACCACCACCAACAGCAAG